TAAAAGGATTCTCTGTTGAAGGAGAATTTATGTTAAAGTTTAGTAGAATTGATAAAGATGAAATACTGTTATCTCAGATAATAGATATACTTTCTCAATATAATCCCGTAGATTAATTCTCGTGTTCAAATACACATAGTATTTATAAAAGAATCATAAAAATAATTGATTAATAAAATATGAAAAACGCTAAAGAAGCATTACAAAAAATCGCAGACCTATTGAATATCAAATTCAAAAAGGAAACATTTGCAAGTACTAAACTTGAAGATGGTGTAACAGAAGTAACAAACAACTTAGACGAAGATTTCAAAATTGGACAGGTAATATATATTGTAGGTGAATCAACTTTAACTCCCGCTCCGGCAGGAACTCACACAACTCGTGAAGGTTTGGTTCTTACATTAGATAGTAGCTCTGTTGTTATTGCAATCGAATCAAGTGAAGTTGCTGAAGAATTGGGTACAATGAAAATGGTACAAGCTACAGACGCTCAAGGTCAAGTTTTGGAAAGTAATACATTTGATGTAGGTGAAAAAGTTGATGTCGTTAATACCGATGGAACTACTACTCCCGCTCCAAATGGTGAACACCAAGTTACTTTGAAAGATTCTGAAGGAAATGACGTTAAGATAAGATTTACCACAGTTGATGGTGTAATCACAGAACGTTCAAATGTAGAAGAATTGAGTATCATGGAAGAAGAACCAATGGAAACTCCAAGTATTGAAGATTTACTAAAAATTTTAGTTCCAGTTGTAGAAGAAATGAAGTCTATCGCAGACAAAATGAAAATTGCAAATGAAACTATGTCCGCTGAATTAACAGCATTAAAAACCGATTTTGATAAATTCAAAAAATCACCTGAAAAATTCTCTGTAGCAGAAAAGAAAACATACAAAGAATCAGCAACTGATTACAAACTTGAACTAATCAAATCATTAAGAAAATAAACTAAAACAAACAAACAATCAAATAACCATGGAAAAGAATAAAAAATTCAGTTTCAATTATGATTTAACTAATCTTCCAACTTTCAACAGTTACGGAGCTGATATGTTAATCAAAAGTCTTTTGGGATTAACCCTTCCAAAATACGCTACAGTTCGTCCTAACTTAAAAGGTACAACAGAGAAAGTTGGTTTTGTAACCAATGATGTAATCTTACAAGATTTAGATTGCGGATTCTCACCAACAGGTGCAACAGTACAAAATTTAGTAACAGTTGACTTATGTAATAAGAAAGTTAACCAACAATTGTGTCCTTACGATTTGTATGATACATATCTTTCACAATCTTTATCAAATGCAAACTTCCAAGAAAGCGTACCATTTGAAGAAGTAATCTTGACAGATATCTCAAACAGAATTGCAAACCAAGTTGAAAAACAATTATGGCAAAATACAGTTGCTACTGGTGGAACTTATGGTTCAGCTTGTTTCAACGGTGTTGGTGCTTTAATCACTTCAGGTAATGGTGCTACTCAAATCACTTACTCAGCTGCTACAGCAAGTAACGGTTTAGAAGTATTCTCTACTATCTACCAAAACATTCCTTCAAACGTATTACACAGAGATGACTTAGTTATCTATTGTTCATACGCTAACTACAGAGCTTTAGTTGCTTCAATGAGAAACAGTTCATTCGTGAATTTATTTACTTTGGATGCTGCGGGTGCTGCTACAGGTGAAGAATGGTCATTAATGTTACCAGGTACAAACGTAAGAGTAATTCCTACAGTTGGTCTTGATGGTGTATCTGCATACTACGCAGGTCCTGCATCTTACTACATGTTCGGTATGAACTCTGAAATCATGACAGTTAAATCTATCTACGACCCATTTGAAGACATCGTTAAGATTATGGCTAACGTAACTTATGGTTTAGGTGTATTTGATGTAGCTTCATTTGCTATCTGTAAATAATCGTAAGAAATTACATAAACTAAACTAAATTAAATTAAATAATAATTATGGCATCATGTTTCATAGACGCAGGATATACCTTAGATTGTCGCAATAATAGTACCGGTGGTATTAAAGCATTGTGGATATTAGGTGATTCTGGGTCAACAATCACAAACGTTGCGTACAATGGTACGGACGAAGTAACTTCAATTTCAGGAACAGGAACATTTTATAAGTTTGAATTGGTTAGACAATCGTCTTCATTAACTGAAGATTTACTTGTAAACGACACAAATCAAGCTATAACATTCCAACCAACAGTTGCGGTAGCACTTCCGAGACTTGACCAAGCATTGAGAAATCTTTGGTTCGAGTTGATTAAACAAAACGCATTATATATGATTATCTTGGATAACAACGACCGTTATTGGGCTGTTGGATTCGAGAATGGATTATATGTAAATGTTGGTCAAGCAATGACCGGTTTAAAATATAATGACGCGAATGGCGCTAGCTTATCGTTCATTGGTGGAGAACCAAATCCATCTGTTGAGGTTGCGGTAACAACTACTTTAGGAGCAATCATGAGTGGTATTACAGTTAACGCTGAATAATCAAACACAAACACTAAAAGAAGGGGGATTAATTCCCCCTTTTTTTTAGATAAAAAATTAGTTATATTTATAGTTATATGGCATACAAATGGGGTGGAAAAAATTGGAGACCAGTAGGGTCTGACAACAAACCAAAAATCAATATTGAAGACTTACTAAAACCTTTATCTGAGAAATCAAGAAAGGGAAACATATGGGGAGCTGAGATTATGAATGTTGAAAAGACTTCAGGTCCTGTATCAACTCCAACACCAACGCCAACTATAACTCCAACTATAACACCAACAAGTTCAATTCCCGCACCGACACCATCGGTAACTCCAACATTAACACCATCAACATCACCAAGTTCTCCAATACCACAGAATGGATTGGTTGCATGGTATGACGCAAGTAATGTATTATCATATTCTGGTTCAGGTAGTAATTGGTATGATATAAGTACAAATGCAGCAACAGGTACAATTGTTAACTCACCAACATTCAATTCAGGAACTAAATTATTTTCATTTACAGGGTCACAATATGTAACAATTCCAACATTCTTAAATGAGAGTGATGCAACATATACATTATTTGTTGTATTACAATCAAATAATGCTGGACAACTTGCAGGTATATTTGGACAAGCAACTGAAGCAAATGGTAGAAGAGCTCATTTATTACAACTTACTGCAACATTTGGTTTTAATGGTTATAGTAATGATAAACAAGATGTTTCTGGCCCATATGCTGGTATTCCTGTTGTAGCATCTGAATTAAAATCATTAGCTGTTGCAATGAATACCGCAGCATCACCACAAACAGATGCGTGTGGATTATTTTTAAATGGTAGTTTAATAACAAGAGGAGATACAGGTTCAGGAGCAAGTAATTTAAATGTAGGAACAACAGGAGCAGCAATTGCATCATTTATTGATTTATCATATAAATTTAACGGTGATATAGGTGTTTGTATGGCTTGGGATAGAACATTATCTGATGCTGAAATTTTACAAGTACATAATTACTACAGTTCAATTTATACATTTTTACCATTAGTTACACCAACTCCAACTCCAACAAGTTCAGGTTCAGTACCAACACCAACACCTACTCAAACTATAACACCGACAAGTTCAGTAACTCCAACGCCAACTATAACACCATCAACATCACCTACAAGTGTTTATTTATTACTTCCATGTTGTGGTGGTTCATCTATTTATGTAACATTTTCACCTGGTTTAACACCAGTTTTAGGTAAAACATATTATATGACTTTTGTTGGTGGTGCTGTAACTAGTAATTGTTATCAAGTTTTTACACTTGGAGGTAGTCCATCAGGTATTGTTGTTAATTCATTAGGTACTCAATATAATACTTGTACTCCTTGTGTTATAGATAATCCTTGTTCTTAATATATGTTATATAACGATAAAACAGGAACAATAGATGGATTTCAATATGATAGTTATTTAATACAATCAGTTGAATGGGATTTACAAACAAACATCCTTAATGTTAAAGTGAATTACACAATTAACAAAGGAAGAAAAATGAAATTGAAATCTTATACTTACAATGTAGAAGATAATAGAATACAAATTAATAAAATAGTAGAACAAATACACGAATTACACAATGGGTAGAATATTTTATAACAGAAAGTGGTCAAATTATTTGGGTGAAGAACGTGCATTAAATGACATTAATGGTGAATTTTGGGGACCTCCAATTCCACCATCACCTACTCCTACAGCAACCCCAACATTAACACCAACTCGTACTCCAACAAATACACCAACTCCAAGTGTAACGTCTTCATTAACGCCAACACCAACCATTACGCCAACCAATTCAATAACTCCAACTCAAACAGTAACTCCAACACTAACTCCTACATCTACAATTACACCAACTCAAACAGTAACTCCAACACTAACTCCTACATCTACAATAACTCCAACTCAAACAGTAACCCCGACATTAACACCTACAACAACAATAACTCCAACTCAAACAGTAACCCCGACATTAACACCTACAACAACAATAACTCCAAGTATAACACCTACTCGTACAATTACACCAACAGCAACAATTACTCCAACTCCTACATCATCACCGGTAGCATTTGCTGGATTTATAATGACAGTTGATACAACCAAACCTGGTTCAGCAAGTAATACATATGTTTTACCATTGAATCCTTACGGTCCTACATACGCAGCAACAGTTGATTGGGGAGATGGAAATAGTGAACCAATTACAGGTAGTGGTATTTCAACCGTAACTCACGTTTATACAAGTGGTGGAACTTACACAGTTAAAATAAGTGGAAACTTCCCTCATCTTTGGAATGGTCAAGGTGGTTCAGATTGTCAAAAAATTACAAATGTTAGTCAATGGGGTAATATTCCATGGACAACAATGAATCAATCATTTAAAGATTGTGTCAATTTAGATATTACAGCTACAGACTCACCGATTTTATCTGGTGTAACTGATATGACATCTATGTTCAATGGATGTAGTATACTTACATACAATTCATCAATCAACAATTGGAATACAAGTACAATTACAACAATGGAAACAATGTTCTTATTCTGTCAAGTGTTTAATCAGCCGATTGGTAATTGGAACGTAAGTAGTGTGACAAACATGAATTTGATGTTCTTATTGGCATACGCTTTCAATCAAAATATAAACACTTGGAACACGGTTAGTTTAACTACATTTTTTGGTATGTTTAATCAAGCAACTGTATTTAATCAGCCGATGAACAACTGGATTGTGTCAGGAGTAACGAATTTTGATGGTATATTCAGAAACGCATATCAATTCAATCAACCATTGAGTGGATGGACAACATCACAGGTTACAAACACTACTTTTATGTTTAATAATACTCAGTTCAACCAAGATATCTCAATGTGGGATATGGGTAATGTTACAAATATGAGTGGTATGTTTGCATTCTCACAATTCAACCAAGATATTAGCGGATGGGATACCCATAGTATTACAACATTGGAACAAACATTCTTTGGTTTATCAAACTTTAACTATAGTTTAAATAACTGGATTATAAGCGGGGTGACTAATATGTCTCTTGCATTCCACAATGCATCATCATATAACCAGCCAATGAATAATTGGGATACCTCGAATGTGACAACGATGTCGAACATGTTTAAAAACGCAAGTGTATTAGACCAAGACATTTCAATGTGGGACGTTTCACAAGTTTCTGACATGAGTGAGATGTTTAATGGAGCAACTGTATTTGACCAAGACCTATCAGGATGGTGTGTTACATTGATACCAACATTACCATCAAACTTTAAAACAGGTTCAGCATTAACAGCACCACATACACCAGTTTGGGGAACATGTCCACCTCCACCATCACCAACACCTACACCAACACCAACAATTACTCCAACATCAACAATTACACCAACTCAAACAGTAACCCCAACAATTACTCCAACATCAACAATTACTCCAACATCAACAATTACACCAACTCAAACAATTACCCCAACAATTACCCCAACTATAACTCCAACAATTACTCCAACAACAACAATTACACCAACTCAAACAGTAACCCCAACAATAACTCCAACGGTAACCCCATCTTCACCTTCATTTACATTAGAATATAAATATAGATTTAATGGAACTTCAATTGGTACTAATAAAGACTTTGATTTAATGGATGCATCAATGAGTGTAGCTGGTTGTACAATAACTCTTACACCGTTTAGTTCATCATCAAGTACTGGAACCGCAGGGTTAGTATCACAAACATTAACAAGTGCTTGTTTAGGTGGTTCTTTGTATGTAATTCGAAGAATTTATAAAGCAAGTGGTGGAGGTCCTTTTTATAGAACATCATATACTGTCATTACTAAAGTTAATGGAACAACCGTAGATACATACACAAATAATACAAATACATTTATTGCAACGGGAGCTTATTTAAGTGAAGATTATTACCCACCAGTAACACCAACAAATGGTGATATTGTTAATGTAGAATGGATAGATACTTTAGATTAATATAACGATGATACAAATAGAAACAGGAATATTAAATACGGTAGTTGGGACTTGTAGCAGAAATAAACAACTGACAGGTAACGTAACTTATTTATGGTCATTAACACATAAGCTAACCAAACAAAATTGGAGAAGTATACCTTATCGCATAGCTTCAGTTACACCGGGTTATGACCCGTCTTATGACTTATTTTACATTGATGTAGATAATACATCACCCGAGGTTTTTATTGCAACTGGTGCAACGAATGTCAATTTACATTTACTTCCTGGACAATATTATGTAAAAGTTTGGGAACAGGTATCAACAACAAATTTAGACCCAAAATTAAGTTATAATGTGGTTTATGAAACAACGGCTAATGTAAATTATAGTGGTAGTCCACAAAATGAGATAGTTGCATACACTGGCAGCAGTAATAATGAAGTATTTAAAATATATAACGGATAATGATAAACATAGAAAAACTAAATTTTAATAAAACAACTCTAACAAGTTTCAGAGAAGTTTTTAACCGCAATGAAATATTCATTCGCTGGGGTGAAGACAATATGTTCGTAAATGAATTATATTTGTTAAACGACGCAAGTCCAATACAAAACGCATGTATCCGTTCAAAAGTGGATAACGCTGTTGGAATGGGATATATAACAGATTATCAAATCAATAGTAAAGAAACAATAAATGATGCAGCAAGAAAGATGTTCTATGAGTTTATAACAACTGGTAACTTATTTCTTGAGGTTGTGTGGAAACAAGATAGGTCACAAGGACTTGCAGGATTACATGTTATTCCTTCTCGTTACATGAGACTCAAACGTCCCGAACAAATGGGTGATGATGTAACAAAATTTTTGTATTGCAGAGATTGGATTAATTGGAGAAAATCAGGAATGGTTGAGTTTTGTGAGTTTGACCCAAAAAATTACACAGATAGACAAATCGTTCATATCAAACAATATCAAAGCGGTTATGATTATTATGGAGCACCCGATTGGTTGAGCGTAATCAATGATGTTAAATTGAACCACGAGATTACTGTATTCAACTTAGCAAATATTCAAAACGGTGCAAGTCCTGGATTATGGGTACACTTTAACTCAGTTGCTCCTGATTCACAAAACGAACAAAATCAAATCCTTCGTAACATTGAAGATAGATATGTTGGTTCATCAAACGCTGGTCGTGTAATTGTATCCTACGGCGAAAGTGAAAACAAACCTGATATTACACAAATTCAAAGTAATGTTGAATCAGGATATTTTAAAGATATTTTTGAGTTAGTTCAAAAACAAATTATGAGTGGTCACAAGATTATTGATGGTTCTCTTATTGGTTTACCAAACCCTGGCGGATTTACAAGTTCATCTGAACAACTAGATACAACATACAAACTATTTATGAATACATCAATTAAACCATTACAAAACTTCATGAACAGAGAATTGAAACCATTAATTGAATTAATTTATCCTGAA